AATCGACTGAATCAGCGTCTGTGTAAGTGCTGTCACAGCTGCACACACAATATCTTTTCCCGGCTCCGCATACCCGGCGTGTCCAGAGATTTTAATTCGCTCTGGTCGAATTCTCACCTCAATCAAATCGCATCACCTCCAAAATGAGTACAAAAATACCACCGGCCTTTTTCTGACTGGTGGTATCTATCTTGGATTCAAATAACCATTTTCATAAAGAAAATCAATTTCTTCTACTGTGAGTTTACTGACTGGATTTTCCCAGCTGTCATCTTCTGTTTTTAAATCCGGTATCTTTATTTCTGTTGGCCTGCACCCCAACTTTTCGCATATTCTCTTATATTCTTTCTCTTTATCCATCATAACACCTTCATTTCAACGCCTGAATCATAAAACATATTTTTTACAGAATCAGTATATCCTTCTTTTTCCATTCTTTCAAGAGCATAGTTGCAAATTATTTTATTAAATCTTTTTTCATCAACAGAATACTGAAAAATCTTGCCGTCATGACATACAACGACACCACATTTATATTTTCTATGCAAACAAACTTGTATATCTCCCATGCTTGGAACACTGCTTCCCGGATGATTATGTATTCCAATGATGGTATACGGATCTGCATCTTTCAGCATTGCATCCATTTTCTTATTCGGCTTTGCGCGACTTTCAGTATCAAATTCCTTGTTGATTTCATATTTTCCCGTTTTTTCATCAATATATGCTAAATCTTCAAATTTTGTCCCGGACCTATGAAACAACATATCCTTTGCAACTTTCCATGTGTTTCTATTAACCTTTGTCGTACTGGAAATCTTATCAATTCGCCTTCTGTATTCTGGAGAATTGATAAGGTTTGTGTCAACAACTGTATTGCTGTACTTATACTTCCTTTTGCTTTCTTCCTTCTCTCTCCTGTCTTTCCACTCCTCAAAATTCATCCCGTGTTTAGAATATCCATCCAGCCATTCTCGATACTCTTTATCATCCATATATGCTGCTGTACTGCAATGACAATTAGGATGCATTGGATGCGCATTTTCTCCAGGCATCATTTTTGATACTTTAAAATGTTTTCCGTCCAACGATCTACAGATCGGACAGGCGGTAGGTTCTGCGATAAACTCATACTCATCAAATCCATTGCGGATATAAGACTGTTTCTGCGCTTCTGCCTGCACCCTCGACAGCTCCGTTATCATCAGTCGCTCTGCATTTTCCCGGCTTACTCCAAACAGTTTGGTAAGGTGCCTTGCCAGTATTCTCGGATTCTTACCCTGTATCAAACCAGTCTGTAATAGCTTCGACAATTCGGCTTTCATCATGTCCTGGTACATCCAAATACGGTCTGAGTATTTCGCATTGTGGAAAGAAGCATTCACGATCGAATGTGCCATCTTCGCATTGTTTTGAATGGATTTGCCAAGAATTCCAGCCTGCCTTTCAAATTCTTCCAGTGTTTTCTCTGTCAGGATCTGGTCAAAATACTTCTGAAGCTCATCAAATCCGCCAACAAGATGCATTCCGATATTTGCTTTTAGCATTTCAAGCCTGTTGATCTTCATAGCGGCATTATATAGCCGCATCTCTTCATTGGCTTCTTTTGAAAAATTCTTATCCTTTACATACCGTTTCGCCTTCCGGCTGTATGCATCAATATCCATTTTAGATACCCGT